TGGTTCAATTCGGAGATGCTTCTTTAGAAGCCATTTGTGACTGGCTGGTGGGATGTTTACAAAGGAGCCCTGAAAGTTTTGTGATATGGGTCTTAGCAATGGCGAGCCATCGAGATTACATCACGTTGGTGATATGGATGGTAAAACAAGGATGGGCCACTTTGAGTATGAAAGGTTTTAGCAAAGTAAGTAAAAGTTTACATAATGTGGTTCGTAGAACCAGATTGCTTCCTTCAGATCTAGCTCTTTCCTCGCCTGACCTAGCACTTTACTTAAATTTGTCAAATGGACGTTACTCGGCCAAGGATGACCCGGATCTGGAGAGTTTAGGTCTTAGGAGCCAGGATGAGGTTGCTTTGCATCACTCAGCTTACTGGACTCCCACCCACAAAGCCGATTTGTACGAACATATTCATGTAGGCATTGAGGATGCCATGACTAAGTTTAGTGACAGTTTTCCTAAAGGCGTGACTCTCATGAGTAAGTTGAGAGAAGAATTCTACCATCTGGGCGCGAGTGGCAGTGTTGATGCTGACGTAAAAAGACAATACCTGCAACACTTAGACTTGACTAATTTTGCGAGGGAAGGGTTGAACAAGACCATTGCTATGAACGAATTAACTACAAAACAAATGGAAAAACTCATCTCTGAGTCAGGGCCCATCGTAGCTAGTTTAGTATGGAAATATGAACCAGATAAACAGCGAATGATGTTGCCAGGACGCTTTGATCATTGGATGCAAGAAAATATCATTCTTGGGCTTGGTGAGTCCTCCTATTTTGCTAAAGACCGAACTATCTCACTACAATTGAGTGGTATACAAGAGGCGACAGATATTATACAGCGTTGGGCTCAAGTTATGGATGATGAGGTGATGTTGGACGCGGATTATACCGATTTTAACATCGCGCATTTGAAGAGCACTATGAAGCAACTGTGGCTTAGTTTAGCCCGAGTAATGCCTGGTGACCTTTTGGTGTCTGAAAAAGGGTTGTCCGTTCCAGACCTTTGCAGGGTGCTAGCACAACGCTTAGATAGGATGCTGGTTAAGTTAGGTTCCGTTAATCCTACCGCAGAACAGGTTAAAGAATTTCCACAACTGCGTGAACAAATCATTGAATGTCAATTCGGCTTATATACAGGGTGGAGGTCAACGATGTTTATAAACACTACTTTGAATAAGGTTTACTTTGAAGCAGCTGTTGCTAGTGTAAATAGTAAATATAAAGTGGCTCGCCGAATTGGTGATGACGCCCATGTGACTGAGTTCGCAGTTTATGATGGTCTGAGGCAACTGTGTGCTCTAAATGATGCAGATCTTGAGTTGAATAGAGACAAACAGTTTCTTGGGTTGGGCAAAAATGAGTTAGTGAGGACAGCTTCTTCTACCGACGGAGTTACTGCCTCCCCAATGCGTGCGTTGTCGGGCATGAGTTCGAGTGATATGCAAGCCCCTCCTTGTCGACGAGGAGTAGATGCAGTGCGTGCCGTTTACGATAGTGTATCGAATGTTTTGCGTCGGTTGCCGGACGTAGAGCAGGGCACTAGGTGGTGGGTGCCACTGGTAAGCTATTGGTCGAAGATTTGGACAAGATCAGCGCTTAATCCAGCTGCAAG